GAAACGATCCAGTCCTGCCGCTGAAGCCGCGGCGCGTGCGTAGACGTAGCAGTCCAGGGCCTCGTTACGCTCGCGCATCTTTTGCCACTCCCGGATGGGAAAGCCATTCCGGTTACGGCGTGTGATCAGTTGTTCCGAACAGAGCTGCTGGATGAACTCTGCGTCCACATGAGGCAGATGGATGAACCCTGCTGGGTAGACCGGACTCGTACCGTCCTCGCCGACATCTGCCGATTTGCGCAGGTTGTTGTAGAGCTCGAGCTTGGCAATGCCGACGGCGACCGAGAACACCTTGATGCCTCGGCGCAGCTTCTTTCCGCCCTTCGAGATATCCACGGCGGTGGGCGTACCGATCAGCGCTGCCCCGCGTGCGAATCCCTTGACGGCCATGACGCGCGGGTCCCGACAGGCCCGCACGAAGGTGTAGGCCTCTTGGGTGGCAAACCCGGTGTCCAAGGCGAATCGTGCCAGCGGCAGTGCTGCGCCGGACGCATGGGTCCAGTTCTCCGCAAGCAGATCCGCCAGTTGTTTCCAAACCGCGTCTCGGGCCGTATCGCCCATCAACACGCGATGCTCGACCAGCCAGGACTCTTTGCCACGCCCGAAGGCCCAGATGGAGGCCTCGATGCGGTCCTTCTGTACATCAGCGCCACCCACCAGCAAGAGTCCACCGGGAGGAACCGATCCGACCGGGTAGTCCTCGCGCCGCTCGACGAGGCGTTGCCAATCCGGCGCTTCGCCTTCCTCGACCCAGGTCTCGCCCAGTTCCGTGTTCTTGAACGTCTTGATGGCTGCCGCCGATCCTGACTCCTTGCTCACGACCAGTTCCCAGGCAACGGCAATCTCACGCCAACTGCGCCAGCCCACCGGGCTGTAGAGCGACGACAAGTGGAAGCCTGCGGTCTTGGCGCCGTTCTCTGGTGCCAATGCGCGCCACTCGCCGTGTTCCAACATCCAGGTCTTGTGGTGCTCGAAAATCGGTGCATCGCAGGACTCACAGACGTAGGCGGCGCTCTCCGGCTGACCCTTTTCCCACCGCAGCTGTTCGAATCGCAGCCACTGGCGATGCGAGCAGTGTGGGCAGGGCACAAAGTAGCGTCGCTGATCAGATGCCTCATATTCCCGTTCGATGGCGCTCGCACCCGAGATCGTCGGCGTCGAGACGATGAAGATCTTGCGGCGCGCGAAGGTTCGGGTACGCGCTTCGGCCAGCGAAATCGCGTCGCCTTCACCCTCGACGTCCAGCGGATAGCCATCCACCTCGTCGAGGAACAGGTAACGCACGGGCATCGATCGCAGTCCGACCGCGCTGTTGGCGCCCGTCATCACCAGGACGCCGCCCCGGAACTCCTTAGCGAGAATGGTGTTGCCCGAGTCCCGGCTCCTGGCCGGTGCAATCAGCTCGGCCAGAACACCCGACTCCTCGATCAGCGGATCGATCCGCTGCTTGGAGTTGCGCTTGGCCATTTCCACTGTCGGCCACACAGCCATCATTGGCCCTGGCGCGTGGTGGATCACGTAGCCGATCCAGTTCGACCCCATCTCGGTCGCGCCGAGCTGGGCAGCCTTCATGAACACCACGCGCTCGACCGGCGAGGTCGGCGACAGGCAGTCCATGATCGCCTTCAGGTACGGCGTGCGGCTGGTCCTCCAGCGTCCAGGCTCAGCGGACGCCTTGCTGGAGAGCATCCGGTGCCGATCCGACCATTCGGATACGGTCAACAATGGGTCCGGCGTCAGTCCTTCGCGCCAGGCGCGCTCGATTTCCGCCGCGCCCTCGTAATCCACATCCAGCATCAGTCCACCCGAGGACGCAGTTCGCCCAGCTCTTGCAGGTGATCGCGCACAGCGGCTTCCAACGCCACGTGCATGGCGTGCGGATCGACATCGAGCTTGGCGGCCATCTGCGCCGAGATGCGCGCCGGCCAGTTGAGCCACGCATCGCGCTCGGAGCGCGCCAGCTTGAATACATGCGCGATGGCCTGTGGCCGATCGACCAGCTCACCTTTGAGACGGGCCAATCGCACCTTGTTGGTTTGCGCCTTGACCACTTCGTTGACCGTGCGCGCCTGGAGCAACGACGTGCCACCCGTGGGCAAGGCGGCCGGTCCATCGGTCGACGGTGCGCTGGACTCCGGCACGACCACTTTGGCCGCCTTGGCGCGGGTACCTGCCTTGGGCACATCCGAGTTGCGCGCCCACTCGCGATCCGCGCGGTCGGCATCGATGGTTCCGTCAGCCTCTGGCGTGATGCGCCCGGCGCGAATCGCCTTGTGAACAGCGGTGTCGGTCACGCCACGGTGGCGGCCGTAAGCGCGTATCGAAATGCCCATGGTGAGAACCGGTGGCCCCTTCAATCATTTGATCGTCATTCCTCTGGATTGAGCTTGGCTTCCATCTGGAACAGCGCGTTCATGTCATCAGCATCAACGACGTCGCAAGGAGACGCACATGACCAAGCAAGACGACAAAGCCCTCGAAAACCTGCTTCAGCAGATTGCGCTGGACCATCTTTTCATCGAGTCCTTGGAGACTCGCAACAGCGACCGACTGGACTTCCACGATGTCAGCGTCTGGGCCGTCAAAAGCGCCCTGATGGCCGCTTACGAGGCGGGCCGGCAGGCTGCGAGGCCGGACTGAGAACGAAGCGGAAAACGCTTGGCTTCAATTGCGAACAGCGCGTTCATCACGTCACCCCATCAACCACTGCCAAGGAGCAGAAAATGACCACCACCCAATTCACCCCGGCCCAGCACGCGATACTGGCCTACGCCCTCGAACACACCGGCGGCAAGATCGACTGGTTCCCCGACAACATCAAAGGCGGCGCACGCAAAAAGGTCATCGACGGCCTTTTCAATCGTGCCCTGATCACCACCGACGGTACCGATTGGTTCGTTGCCGCCGGAGGCTACGACGCGATGGGGCGGGCTCGTCCCGCGCCTGTCGCCCTGGAAGCAGATCCCGAGATCGAGGCCGCCGTGACGGTAGCCGAGGCCGGGTGGACCAAGGAAAAGGCTCCTGAGCAGGCGACTGCCAAGCCCCGCACGCGCGAGAACAGCAAGCAGGCGGAAGTCATCCGGATGCTGCAACGCCCGGAAGGCGCCACCATTGCTCAGATCCGTGGCGCGACCGGCTGGCAGGCGCACACGGTGCGCGGCACCTTCGCCGGCGCCTTCAAGAAAAAGCTCGGTCTGATCATCGTCTCCGACAAGGTTCAGGGTGGCGAGCGGGTCTACCGGATCGCCTAAAAAATGATGGCGAGAGTGGCCAGGAATAGCTTGGCTTCTCTCGCCCGCAGCGCGTTCATACGGGTGTCGCAACGATCAACCCGGAGAACACCATGAGCACCATTGAGAGCATCCACCACACCCTCAAGAAAGGCGACCGCGTCGCCTACTACATCACCCGCAGCATCAGCGCGGGCGTCGAGCAAGTGCGCAGGGTCGGCACCGTGCAGGGCTGGCGCGACGGCAAAGTGATCGTGCTGCATCCGGCCAAATACACCGAGCTGGTTGCTGAGGCAGACATCTACCTCGTCGAATGATCGAGAAAGAGGCCAAGACCCGCTTGGCTTCTCAATCAATCGAACAGCGCGTTACTACGGATGTCGCAACGATCAACGCCAAGGAGCCAACGATGAACACCACGAACCAGATCCCTGCCACCCAGAACGAAGCCTGGGGCTTTTGGGGCACGATGAACGAACACGCGAGCGCCGCATGGCCCTTGGCGATGACCGCCGTCTCGGACGCCACGAGCCAGCCCCTCGAGTCGGTACGGGTCTTCCTCGACAGCCGCCACGGACGCCACTTTGCGGACGATGTCCAGAACGGGCTGTACCAGGGGCAGACCCTGGCAGACGCGATCAACACCGCCACTCAGCGCTGGATGAGCTGGACGATTGGCCGCCAGACCAGCAAGCAGCACGGCATCCCGCGCGGCCTGCCTTACCTGACGGGCTTTGTGATTCACTGCGAGATCGTCGAGGACTCGCTCGTCGCCTGATCATCGAACAAGGCGCCATCCGACTCCCGGGTGGCCTGCTTGCCCGTCCAGCCCTGCCAACGGTGCACGATCACATCGACGTACTTGGGGTCGAGTTCAATCAGCCGCGCCAACCGTCCTGACTTCTCGGCGGCGATCAGTGTCGTGCCGGAACCACCGAAGGGATCGAGCACCACGTTGCCGGGACGGCTCGAATTGCGGATCGCGCGCTCGACCAACTCCACCGGCTTCATCGTCGGGTGCAGGTCGTTCTTCTGCGGCTTCTTGATGTTCCATACGTCGCCCTGGTCGCGGTCGCCACACCAGTGGCGTTGCGCGCCCTCGCGCCATCCGTACAGGATCGGCTCGTACTGGCGCTGGTAGTCAGCGCGGCCCAGCGTGAAGGTGTTCTTGGCCCAGATGATGAACGTCGACCACTTGCCACCGGCGGCGCGAAACGCAGACTGCAGCACATCCAGTTCGCTGGACGACATCGCCACGTAGATGCCACCCCGGCAATGCGCGATGGTTGGCGTCAAAGCCGTCAGCAGGAAATCGTAGAAGCCGTCGCCGAGGTTGTCATTCAGGATCGCGCGATCCTTGCCGCGCATCTTGTCCTTGGCGCTGTTGGCGTAGTTCACGTTGTACGGCGGATCGGTGAAGACCATGTCCACCTGCGTTCCATCGAGAAGGCGGTCGTAGCTTTCCGCCACGGTGGAGTCGCCGCACAACAGGCGGTGGCCACCCAGTAACCAGACGTCGCCCGGGCGCGAGATGGGTGTCTCGGACACCTCGGGCACCGCATCGTCATCGGTTTCGCCTTCGCCATCCGGCTCATCGCCCGCCATCAACTCGGCCAGCGCGTCCGCATCGAAACCGGTGAGCGACAGATCGAAGTCGGCGTCCTGCAGGTCAGCCATTTCGATGCGCAGCATCACCTCGTCCCAACCCGCGTTCTCGGCGATGCGGTTGTCGGCGATCACCAGGGCCCGGCGCTGCGTCGGGCTCAGATGGTCGAGCACGACCACCGGCACCACCTCGAGCCCGAGCTTCTGCGCAGCAGCAAGCCGTCCGTGCCCGGCGACGATGATGCCATCGCTGCCCGCCAGAATTGGATTGGTGAACCCGAACTCGGCAATGGACGCAGCGATCTGCACCACTTGATCGTCCGAGTGGGTACGCGCGTTTCGGGCGTAAGGCAGCAGCTTGCCTGTGGGCCACTGCTCGATCTTGTCGGCCAACCAGGAGGCATTCATTGCTCTTCCTCCGTGGGGGCCAGACGTTCATTGGCGACGTCGTCAAAGGACTGGCCAGTGGCAAGCAGCGTGACAGGCACGGCGGGGTGGTTCTGCTGGAAGCGTTTGATGGCAACATCCACGTACCCGGGCGCGATCTCGACCGTGCGGCTAACTCGGCCAGTGCGTTGGGCAGCCAGCATCGTTGTGCCGCTGCCACCGAACGGATCGAACACAATGTCAGCTGTACCGGTGTAGGCCTCGATGGCGAACGCCGGCAGCGCCACCGGGAACACGGCTGGGTGGTCGATGTCCTGACCGATCTTGCCTTTGTGGCGCATCACGCGGATCACCGAGTCAGGAATTCGGGTGTCCTGCGTGGGCTGGCCCTTGTGTGTCCAGCCGCCCACTTCGCCATCCTTACTGCGCATGGCAGTGGACGAGCCATCGGCGCGCAGATGCGACTCCTGGCCAGCGTGCTTGCAGGGCACGATCTTGTTGGGCTTGCGACTGGTACGGTTGAAGTGGAAAACGAACTCGAAGCTCGGGGCGAAGCGACCGGCCCAGTCGCCAGGCATGCCCGGACCTTGATCCCAGACGTACCAGGCGAAGCGCCGCCAGCCTTGGGTGCGCATCCAGCCGAGCCACGCGTCCCAATACGGGATGACTTCGTTGTCGCGGTGGATCAGCCCGAGGTTGACCAGCACCTGCCCATCGTCGGCCATCGGCACAGTGGCGAACACACCTCGCATCAGGCCATCCCAATCCGCGATACCGCCGCTGGTGTAGTCGCGCTGGTTGCCATAGGGCGGCGAGGTGAAGCACAGGCGCGCCGCGTCGCCCTGCATCAGCGTGGCGACCACAGTCCGGTTGGTGGCGTCGCCGCAGATCAATCGATGAGGGCCGATGGCCCAGACGTCACCGATGCGGGAAACCGGCACCACCGGTGCATCGGGCACGTCGTCTGCGGCGTCCGGTTCATCGGCATCCTGCGCCTGGCTGATATCTTCGGCTGCCGCGTCATCCGCCAGTAACGCCTCGATCTCCGCATCCTCGAAGCCGGTCAGCGCGAGGTCGTACCCGGCGTCAGACAGCTCGGCCAACTCCAGTGCCAGCAGTTCCTCATTCCAACCTGCATCGAGTGCCAGCCGGTTGTCGGAGATGACGTAGGCACGCTTCTGTGACGGTGACAGATGAGCCAGTTCGATCACCGGTACCTCATCGAGTCCCAGCTTGCGCGCGGCGGCTATGCGGCCGTGACCGGCGATGATGCCGTTATCGCCATCCACCAGGACCGGGTTCGTCCAGCCGTACTCGACGATGCTGGCGGCGATCTTGGCCACTTGCTCGACGGTGTGCGTGCGCGGATTGCGGGCATAGGGGATCAGCGCCTCGACCTTGCGGTACTCGACGTTGAGCGTGTTCAGAATCGGTTCCTCGAAAAAGAAAACCCGCCGACGGGAAACCGTGGGCGGGCTCGTGATGTGTCCTGGATGGGCGGGGTGCAAACTGCAAACCCTGCAAACCTAGGTTTGCAGTCTGACGCTAAAAAAGCGCCGCGCTCGCGCCCCCCGCATTGCTTTCTGGCCAGGAAGGACCCATTGCAACAGGTCCTGGCGATCGCGGGCCGGAAACGACGAAGGCCACGGATCGCTCCGTGGCCTTCACGCACCCAATGCTCGCAAGATTAGCCGTAATACTAGCGAAAAAACCTCAGGATGTTGCACGCCAAAAAGTGGCTTAACCCCGCACCGTTACGCAGGATTCCGAACGGCTTCGCAACGGTTGGCAATTTCACGAAATGTCCCCCACTGTTCGACGGGTCGCGAGGGTTCGCCGGCTGAGGCGTGTCCGTTTCGCTTGAGCGGTAGAGCACATCAAACTCAGCCATGCGCTGGTCGTCGATCAGGCCGACCTTTTGCAGACCTCGTGCCGTCTCGCGGATTTCCTGCAGAATTCGGCTGCTACGCGTCTTCTTTGCCATGACTGGGCGCTCGCCTCATGCCGCCACGATGCGGAACTCGGTCGCCTTGACCACGGGGCGCACATGATTCTTTTCACGTTTCAGATCGACGATCCCGTAGTTGGACATGGTCTTGAGTGTGCGCGACAGGTTGCCAGGCTTGCGGCCGGTAGCCTCGGCAAGCGCGGAAATCGACTCGGGCTTGGTTTCGGTGATGACCTTCAGCAGCGCACGATTATCATCACTCAGCACCTCGGCCAGAGACTTCATGGACGTGAACCAGACCTTAGGTTCACTGCCCTTGGGTTTGTAATCGCCGCGCGCGATCGCCAGGACTCGCTCGCGGATCTTTTCTTGCGGCATGATGCCGATCACAATCGCTTTCATCGTTTCTTCACCTCCAGCAGTACGCGGTCCACGTCTGCGAAAAAATCATTGATCAGTTGCTGCGCGTCCTTGAATTCGTAGGGCACACCCTTGTCTGAGACATGCCGGTGCTTGTGGTCATAGGCCAGGATGCGCCCGGCGTACTTGAACTTCTTGGGCGGCTTTACGGCGTGGGCATTGTCATACCCAAGGATTCGTTTCCCATAGGGCTCGTGGAGCGTCAGCGAGTAGCGAATGCCGTGCGGGATCTCGGGAGTTGGATCGACTCGCCAGGCCTCGATCTTGAGCCAATACCCGTGGCCTTGATCGATGACCTGGTCGTGCAGGTCGAGCAGAGTATCGATTCCGGGATCCCTTCGCATGACTTAGTGTATCACCTGATGATAAAGGTCGCCAGGCCGGTGTGCGGGCCGTTCAGACGGTTGGCCACCAGCCCCAGCGCCTTCTGCCACCGCCGCCAAGCCGTGGTGCGGTCGCAGCCGAAGCGCCGGCAGATCTCCCGCCACTCCCGTTCCTCGGCGCGCATCCAGACGAGATGGCGCTGCTCCTCGGTGAGCCACGGCACCCAGCGCATCGTCTCCTCCATGCGGTCGATGGCGGCAGGGTCAGGAGGAAAGCGGTAGACCGGCGGCTCGGCGCCGAGGTTTTCCCAGGGCATGCGCTTGGTCGCAGGCCAGCAGTTGAAGTAGCCCTGCACCCGAACCGGAGGAAGGCGGTGGGCGGTTCGTGCGGCCTCGATGAACCGATCGGCCACGGTCTCGATCGTCCACTCAGCCATGTCGACGCTCCTTCGGCCCGTACAGCCGATCACCGATCCGGCGCAGCAGTTCACGTTCGACCCAGTCGAGCCGCGTGTCGTCGGGCGAGATCACCAGGATCTGTTGGTCGCGCCAGCCCTCGCGCTTGATCTGCTCCGGATCGGGTCGCGGATCGGGCTGCAGTCGAGCCAGGGCACAGCGGTAGGCGGGAGTCGGAACCTTCATCTCACACCTCCTGCGTCTCGATGGCCCAGTGCAGGATGGCAATGGCATCGGCTTCGTTGTCGTCGGCAGGCGTGTGGCCACGCAGCTGAACGGCGCCGATCATCTGGTCCTTGCTCGCGTTGCCTTTGCCGGTGGCGTGCTTCTTGATCGTGCCCACCGGAACGCCCTGGTACGGGATCTGGTGGTGCTCGCACCATGCGGTGAGGTGGGCCATGAACCCGCCGTAGGCGTGTGCCGCATCGACGCCGGCGTGGCGGCGGACTTCCTCGAAGTACACCGCTTCGATGCCATCGCAGGACTGCTTGATCTCGGTGAGCCAGCGTTTGAAGCGCAGGTAGCGCATGCCGCCACCCTCAAATCGCTGCGGCTTGAAGGATTCCGTTCCGCTGGTCACGGCGCCCTCGCGGTCGCGTACTGCCCAGCCGGTCTGGGTGCCAAGGTCCAGTGCCAGGATCGAGGGTACGGATGGCAGCCGATGATCTGAGCCCGGGTGGCCGACAAGCCCCCGACGTAGGGTAGAGGGACCCTCTGGTCCCTCTCCTACGTAGTAGGAGGGGGAGTTTTCGCCAACTGGAGGAAGGGAGAAAGTCCAGCAACCACGGGGGTTTGCGCCAGTTGGCAAGTTGGCAGCGTTGCCAACTGCCAACTGCGGGTCATTCCCTGCAATGCCTTGATCTGACTGGACTTCCAGTTGGCAGAGGTTTGCCAACTGCGGGCAGTTGGCAAGAAAATGAGTGCAGTTGGCAACGGCTCTGCCAACTGCCGATTGGGCATTGTTCATGGGGCCTCCGGATCGTTCAGTTCGTCGTGATAGACCCACACGTCAGGGTTCTCGACGGGCATCGAGGCGCCGGAATGCGGGCACTTGTAGTGGGTGGGGAGCACCGTGTGCTCGCGCATCGGAAGCTCGCCGGTGGCCGTATCCACATCGCCTGCGGGCATGCGCAGGACCATGCCTTCGACGCAGAGATATCCGAACTTGGTGCGGCCGCTGGAGGGCAGACCGTAGTCAGCCGCGTTGCGGAAATACTTGATGTAGCCCTGAGTCGAGAGCGCGGAGACGCGTTCGCGGATGGTGCGCTCGCCGCCCAGACCGGCCTTGCCCTCGAAGGACTCCGCGAACTGGTTGGCGGTGTAGCAGCGTCCGTTGCCGGCCTCCTCAAACAGGATTTGAAGGATCGCGTCGCGTTTGCGGCGGCGCTCGGCATCCAGTCGCTGGCCGTAGTCCTTCATCACCAGCCGCTCGTTGGCATCGACCTCACGCCACTCGCCGTTGATCTTGTCGACATGCCGCTGTGGTATGGCCGCACCGTTGCGCAGTTCATAAATGAGCTGGCGAGTCGTGCGCGTTTCATCGGGTCGGAACAGCAGCATTCCGGTCGAGTAGTAACCGCGCAGGCTTCCTGCTCCGGCCAAGGCCTGGAACGGGTCTTCCTCGAATTGCTTCTTGCCGAGCTTCTTGGTGTGGTGAGCGAGGATCACCCCGGCGTCCGGATTGACCGCCTGACGAATCCGATCCACCCGCTGTGACAGGAAGAACAGCATGGCGCCGTTGTCGTTCTCGCCACCGGCATCGCCGCCGTCGAACACATTGCGGATCGGATCGATGGCGATGATGTCCGGGGTCGCTCCGCCAAAGGCGTTCGCGATCGCTGGAATTACCTGCGTCAGACCGGCGTCGTCGAGCACCATCCGCAACTGCGGGGTGGCGACGAAGTTGGCGCGGGCGTCCAGAAGCCGATGTGACGGCAGGCGGATATCCTTCACGCGCTCGCGCAGGTAGTGGTACTGGACCTCGGCCTGCAGGTAGAACACCCGCAGCGGACGGGGTGGATGCATGCCCAGAAATGCAGCGCCAGCCGCCATGTGTGCCAGCCAAGACAGCAGGAAATCACTCTTGCCGACCTTGGGCGCGCCGCCGAACACCAACATGCCTGCCGGGGTGAGCACGCGCGGCGAGATCAGGTCCGGTGGCAGCGGTGAGTTGTCGTCGAGTAATTCACCCATCGTGAAGGTGGGCAGAGCGGGAGCCGCTGCCTTGACCACGCGTCGTTCGCCCTGGGCGATGAATGTCGCGCAGTCGAAGCCTTCGTCGACAGCGTCCGCGGCGTCCCACCTGGCTGGCTTGTCGGTGGGCGGTACCAGGATGGCCACGGACCTACTGCCTGCTGCCACGCAAGCGCGCGCTGCGCTCTCGGCGTAGTCCCAGCCGGGTGCATCCCGGTCTGGCCAGATGACCACGGATTTCCCGGCCAACGGATGCCAGTCGGTTTTGTCGACGGGTGCCTTGGCGCCGTTCATCGCGGTGGTGGCCGCAATGCCGCAGGCGATCAGCGCTTGCGCACACTTTTCGCCTTCGACCAGGACGACCTCTCGCGCCTTCGAGATGACCGGGAGGTTGTAGAGCGGCCTGGGGTCGGGCGCGCGCCACATGCGGGCGCGAACATCCCAGGGGCGGTATTCCTTGCCCGTCGGCGGGTCGTAGCGGTAGACGCAGGCGATCAGTTCGCCCTCGGGTGACAGGTAGTCCCACTTGGTGGTGTAAGCGCCGAGGTCGTCCATCGGCACGCTGCGCACATCGCGGCGCATCGGCGTGATGCTCGGTGGAGCAAGACCCAGCCACTGCCGGATCTCTCCAGCGATGCGCGGGAAGTCGCTGCGTGCGGAGCGACCCTGCGACCGCGCCCACAGATCGATGACATCGCCGCCCTCGTCGGTGGAGAAGTCCTTCCACAGGCCGCGCCGTGGTCCGTCGAGTTCAACCACCAGACTCTTGCCAGGGTTGCCATCGACATCGCCGACGTAGAACTTGCCACCTCGGATGCGCCCCTGCGGAAACAGGTAGTGGAGAACGGCTTCGAGCCGGTCCAGTAGCCCGGCACGCAGCGCATCGGTATCGGATGCCAGTTCGTCGCGCTGCTCGGGGGCGTCATTGAAGTCGAGCCAGATGATGTTGTCGGTCATCATGTCGAACCCCAACAGCGGTCCTGCCAGGGGCAGAACTTGCACTCGACATGCGTTGGCGTAGTCGCATGGCGCGGCAACAGTTCCTGGCTGTCTGTCGCCGTGATGACCCGTACCGCGCGATCGGACATCCGCTGCGCCAGGCCGCCGTCGAACGGCACCAGCTCGAACCAGATCTCCTCGGAGTCCTTGTTGATAGCGGTGAACAACGCCGGGTTCGCGGAAATGCCCGGGATGCTGGCTTCCATGTAGGCCTGATAGATGGCCATCTGCGCGGCATAGACCGGTTTGGATTTGCTGACGCCGTGCTTGACCGTATCCCGCCAGGACTTGTCGTTCATGGTCTTGCACTCCCACAGGGCCGGATAGCTCATTCCTAGCTCTGCGGGGCCGCCGTTCAGGACGCCATCGACGTGCCCTTGAATACGGCCGCCTGCAACGGAAAAGCCGAACTGACCACCGCTGGCCTTTTGGGTGTAAAGATCGAATCCGGCCATGCGCAACCAACGAATGGCCAGATCTTCGAGAGCGTGTCCCACCTCGAAGATGCGCAACACGCGCCCCGGGATGTCCCTGCCAGGATCGACAGGGGTTTGGAGATACTCGTATTGCAGCGCGCGCTCGCAGGCGACGCCCAATTGCGACGCACCGAGGTAGTTGCGACGGGATTGGTTGTCACGGTCGGCGCTTAGTGCAGCGTCGATGAGCACGCCGATCTGCTCATGGATCTTGGAACGGTGATTGAAATCCAGCATCAGAACGGCACTCCCGTCGAAGCCGGCTTGCCTTGGCGGGCGAGTCGCTCCTCAAGAAAGGCGCGATCCTTTTCCGCCATCCGCTCGTGCTCGACGAGCATGTGTTCCTGGTAGGCAGTCACCACCACGTCGATCAGCATCAGCACTTCGTCTTTGCTGTAGTCCGCCAGCGGTCGCTGCATACCGATGGAGCCGACATACTCGCCAAGCGGCGCCAGGCAGGACGCCATGGCGGCGAGCTCCATATCACTGGGATCGATCATGTGACCTCCCGTCTTTTCCATGAGCCGCGAAAAAGCGCTCTGGCAGCGCATGGAGCAGAACACCCAGCGGTCTGAGTAGCGTCGTGGGTCGCTGCGCGGGAGTCGTGAATTGAAGTAGCCGAAGCCCTTGGCCTTTCGGGAGCAGATTGCACATTTCATGGCGTACATCCCTGTACGCCACCCTTCGGGCCGCCTGACGGCCGTGCAAATGGTCTTTCCTGATCATTTGTCACGCGGCCTCCCGATGGGCATCGTTGGCAGCCACCACGAGGCGCTGAATCGACGACTTGTTGAACTGGAAGGACAGCAGCGCCGAGGCCTGATAGCGCGTCATGCCAAAGTCGGCGCGCAGCGCCTGCGGCAAATACTGCAATTGCTTCGCGGTCGGCGGTTCGTTCAGCCAGCGCCGGGTCTTGTGCGCGGAGTCGGCCGACTCGCGGTCGTTCAGCCAGTCGTCGGCTTTGGCCATGCAAACCGTGCGGTCGCCGACAGCCAACAAGCGCGGCTGCAGATCCTTACCTCCGCCCACGGCGTGCCAGCGCCCATTCAGGAAGAACACCCCACCCCAGGCGTTGAAGCCGGTCGCCATCAGTGCGTCGTCGCAGCCGAACAGGTCGCACCAGCGGAAGTTGGAGCGCTTGAGCAGATCGATCTCGGTCATCACGAAATCGGCCAGCGCATCACCTTCCTCGGTGGTCTCGTTCTCCCATACGAATCCGCACAGCGGGCATTCGCGGCAGCCGAGCGGGACGGTGGCTTCACAGGACGGGCAGTCCTTGGTAGGCGCTTCGCCGTGATGCTGGTGTCCGTCGAGATTGACGTCCTGTTCCAGAGATCCGTGCATCAAGGTCGCGGTGCCGAAGTCCAGGACCACGCAATCGGTCTTGATGACGCCCGGATGCTCGACCGGATCAACGGTGCGCAGGCCGCGCCCGATCATCTGGGTCAGCGTCGACTTGTGCGAGCTCGGTCGCAGCAGAACAACGCAGGAGGTGGGCGTGAAGTCGTAGCCTTCCGTGAGCACGGCCACATTGACCACCACCTGCGCGCTGCCGGATTCGTAGTCGGCCAATCTTTCCTTGCGCTCCGCATCAGGCAGCTCACCGTGCACGATCACGGCGGACACCCCGGCATCCTGAAATGCCTGGCGCACGCACTCGGCATGGGCAACAGTCGAGCAGAACACGATCGTCTTGCGGTCGCCGGCCTTCTCGCGCCAATGGCGGATCACGGCATCGGTGATGGGCGTCTTGTTGAGGATCGCCTCGACTTCCGTCATGTCAAAGTCAGTGGCCGTGCGCCGGACCCGCGTCAACTGCTCCTGGGCGCCGACATCGATGACAAAGGTGCGTGGCGGCACGAGGTGGCCGGAGGCGATCAGCTCGCCCAGGGTAATTTGATCCGCGACGTTGCTGAAGACCTCCCGCAGTCCCTTGCCGTCACTGCGGGCGGGCGTCGCGGTCACCCCGAAGATCCGCGCCCGTGGGTTCTTGTCCAGCACCCGGTCGATCACGCGGCGGTAAGACACCGAGGCTGCGTGATGCGCTTCATCGATCACCAGCAGATCGAGGATCGGGATGGCAGCGAGATGGTTGTCGCGCGACAGCGTTTGCACCATCGCGAACGTGGCGCGCCCGGACCAGGATTTGTCCTTGGCATCGAACACAGAGGTGCTGACGCCCGGATTCACCCGTGCAAACTTGGATAGGTTCTGGCCGGTCAGTTCATCGCGATGAGCGAGGATGCAGGCCTTGGCATCTGGCTCGGCCAACAAGCTGCCGGCCACCGCCGACAGCATGATGGTCTTGCCCGACCCGGTGGGGCCAACAGATAGGGTGTTGCCGTGTTGGGCGAGCGCCGCCAAAGAGCGCTCGACCAGCAGGGCTTGGCGGGGGCGGAGCATCATGGCGGCGTCCCCCTTACTGTGCCCAGCTCGGACGACCCGGCACGGAGGCACGGCCCGTGGCTTGGGCATACGCGTTCGACCCGTTTGCGGGTGCTGGCGCTTTCGCCGCTCCCTGCGCGCCACCCATGCGGGCGGCGTAGTCCTTGTGGTCGGGCGTGATCGCGGCCTTGATCACACTCTTGTCTTGGCCGTTCTGGTCTTTGTCCCAGTCGACCTTGCCGAGAAACTCGATGCCATCGAGATCGGCAAACCCGCTGATGCGGCGCGCGTTCTGCGCGGCAGGACTGTTGTCGCCAGGATGAACGCCGCGCGCTGAGTTGAGGATCGCCTTGACGAAGGTGCGGCCCATGTTGGCCCACTCAGGGCCTTTCGGGCTGTGCAGGCCGATCAGCGACCACATCTTGCGACGGGCGAACTCACCCTCCATCACGACGAACTCGCAGTTCAAGTACACCGAGCCGGTGTTGTCGTTGCGGGTGGCGTAGCCGCCGGTCCATCCCTGCGACGGATCATCGAAGCCACCCGGCTTGATGGTCATGCGGACACGCACCAGCGTGCCTTTGGGGATCAGGTCGAAAGAGGTCTGTTCGGAAGCGGAATTGAAATCGAAGTAGGTCATGATCAGGACTCCTGAGTCGAAGTGGATTCGGGGATGGCAGCGGGCGCGGGGCGCGCGAAATCGAGCCGTTCGGTAGCGGGCCTGGCCGGACCGGCGATCTTTTCCATGAGGCGGCCGAGGTGTGGCTCCTCGATCGGATCGAGCCGCCCGGAGCGGTCCTTGGCGGGGTAGCCCCATGCGTTCAGCGTGTGGCAGACGAAGGCGCGGTAACTTGCGCCGTCATCGGCCTTCAGCTCGGCCAAGGTGACGACCTCATCGACGATGCCGGGCAGTTCCAGGCCGGTTTTGGAGCCGTCGATCTGCAGGGAGAACACGCGGCGATTGAAGTCGTCCAGCCGCTCATCGAGGATGCCGACGAACCACACGTTCTTGCCGCGCGTGTGCTGCAGGTGGGTCAGCCAGGCGATCATTTCCTGGCCCATCAGCCCGTATGCACCCCGACTGTCGGGTTTGCCCGTCTTCTCGGAGTAGGCCTGTGGCTGACCCTTGCACCATTGCAGACACAGGCGACCGGCCACGGTGATGGAGTCGACGAACACGGTGTCGTACTTGTCCAGGACCGTCGAATCACCGAAGCGCGCGCATACGGCATCGAAGTGGGCCTGGCTGAACGGCTGGTCGTCGCGCAGCGCCGGGTTCGGCCCGCCGATGTACACCGCGAAGTCACGGCACTCCTGCCAGGTGCGTGGACGGATCGTGTCGCCGGCCCAGCCCTCGACCGCGAGATCACCAGCCTCAAGATCAAAGAACAGCGTGGCCGTGGGTTTAAGCGTCCAGAGTTGCGAGGTTTTGCCGATGCCGCTTTTGCCGACGAGCACACCCTTCACGCCACGGCGCTCGGCCAGACGCTGGTCTGCAGTAATGATGGGGAGGCTCATTTGCCGGCCTCCTCGGTGCTGATGTTGGCGAACGCGTCAGCAACGGTGGTCATGCCGAGTGCGCCACGCTTGCGGGCCATTTCGTAGAGGTCGCGCAGGCCACTCAGGCGGCGATGGATAACGCGGATTTCGGACTCCAGGCCCTGGATCGCGAATGCCACGTCATCGATGGTGGCGTCCTCCAGCCGACGCACCACTTCGTCGGGGCGGTTGCCATCCAGCGCCGGGATGCGGATGGTTTCCGGTAGATCACGGAGATACATTTCCGGCTGCTTGCGCAGCAGTTCGAGCAGCGTAGGTTTGGTTTTCATGGTGATTACTCCTGAAGCAGAGCGAGACGAAAGCCCGGCTTGCCGGTCTTGAGGGTGCGTGCCGGGGCGAAGGCGCTCTTGAGCGACTCGGGCCACGCGTTGAACTTGGTTTCCGAGATCCGGTAGCTGATCTCCACGTACTCGGACGGGTCGTCACCGTTGGCGGCAATGCGGCGGGTGATCTCGGCGAGCCGCGTCTGATCCCAGTCGACTTTCTTGGGCAGATCGGCGGTGATGCGGACATGGCCGTCGTCGAAGTGGACGACACCGGTGTCCTTGCCTGCCGCCAAACGCAGCAGGTGGGCTCGGTCGGCGTACTTGAAATCCAGTGCGCGATCGACGTGCTCGACGATTGCCTTGGCTGCAGCCAGGAGATCGGCGGCGTCGTTCTTGAGTTGGAATAGCGACTCGCTGGTAAGCGCAGCGAGTTCGCCGGCCGGCGTGGCGAGAACCTGGTCGGGGGTGAGGCGGCTCATGCCACACCTCCCGCGCTGGCGCGCTCGGAGGTGCTCTTGCGCAGGCTCTCGGTCTCGTAGGCTTCGATGTCCTCGATGCGGTACAGGACACGGCCTTGGAGCTTCAGAAATACTGGGCCGATGCCTTCAGAGCGCCAGCGTTCAAGCGTTGCTTCGCTGACTCCCCAACGTTCGGCTAACTGGCCTTGATTCAGATGTTTGACACTCACGATGCACTCCTTCTGGTGGTTGCGAATTCATGAGGTCAGTTTCGAAGTCGGCCTGTACGGGCGTCCGCCGCCGCCATGTACGGGCTGATGTACGGGCGCAACCGCTGAGGGGAAAAGCGGGGTCCAGAAAGCAAAAAACCGCCCGAAGGCGGTTGTGCGTGGTGCTGCCAACTGGTGGCCGGTCAATCTCGGCGGAAGCCATACTTCCCCTTTTCAGGGTTGTCGATGTAGTCCTCCCAGTCGGTGTTGCCACTAAACAGGTTCTGCATGCGCTGACTACGCGCTGTCTTCTTATCTGCATAGGCGGCGTCGAGAATTTCAGCGGCTGGGAGAATCCACCTGTCGTTGATAGCCTGCTCGAACATGTAGCGGACTGCCGCAGCCTGACGCTCCCCCTTGATCGTCCAGGGCTTGGTCTTGGTGCGGATGGTCAGCGTGTTGGTGTACTCGTCGAAGTGCACCGGCAACACGGGGCGGATCGCGCCATCGGGCGGAGCGGCCAGTATTCGATGCAGGAGATCCATGTCGATGCATGGCGTCGCGACGTAGTCGACGATTGCAGCTCGTAGCGATGCGAATCGGTAGCTACGCGGTGGCCTCACGAACTGCGGCAACACGCCGCCCGACGACAAGATCAGGCCCTGATCAGGCAGACTGGTTTGGCTGAAATGCCGAAACACCTGTTCGACGGATCGCGCCAACCCACGAACAAGCCAGACGTCTGTCAGTGCTGGTCCCACTCTGGTCTTCTTGCCAAGATGCCACAGTGAATCGTCCAGCAAGGGCGTCTCGATTCCCTTGCGCAGGGCCTGCGCGATACCGAGAAGATCAGAGACGACGTTCAGGATTGCCGGCGGTCGGACCCTGAAGACTGCGACCTCTGCGGCCGGGACGAACTTCCATCGAAAAGTCTCGGGGCACCGGTACCGATAGCGGTCAGGCTGGTCATCCTCGGCCAGGTCGACATGCACGCGGTCATCGCCGAGTGGCGCTGGGTAGCTCCCGGAATAGCCGACGCTATCCGCCCAGTGTTCCAACTGCTTGGCGGTCAGGGAAGTACGCCCGAAAGCGCTCCACCCTGGGACGCCATGAAGCCGCTGTCCATCTCCATCGAGAATCGGCTGTCCCGACTGCTCGAACAGGTCGATCAGCTCAAGCAGCGACTGCGTCGGTAGGGGCTTCGACGACATGGCCGATCTCCTTCACCAGACGCCATTTGGCCAGCAGGCGATCGCACAACGTCCGGTCCTTCTCGCGCTTCGTCTTGGTGTTGCATTTGTTGTCGTCGCGCAGAATGACAGGGATCGTTCGCGCGCGGTCCTTGCCGACCTTTTTCAGCTTGATGGACAGCTTGGCGTAGTTCAGGTGGTGATCGCGGAAGTCGAAAGTGGGGCTGATCAACGACCGGGCAGCGGTGTAGATGTCGTCGCTATCCTTGCTCCAGATTTTCACGAGAAGCGAGCGGCCGTTTGCAGCGGAATAGCCGAGCTCGACGACCTTGACATAGGCCACGGGCTCGCCAGCCAAGTCGAAGTTTCGTGGCGCCGCCAAGCTCTGGTAGTCGTATTGCTTGAGCGGGATCTTCTCGCCGGTGATCGGCGATTGCAGCAGGGAGTCGGCCACGATTCGGGCCAGTGCTTCGCGCCCACCCGTATCCTTCGACAGCACCTCCAGGTGTCCATTGGCCGGCTCATAGGTGATGTGCGATGACACCGCCCGGATCACCTCTTGTGGCACCAGTTCGCTGGCCTGCACGCAATCGATGATTTCCGGCGGGCGGTTGTGGTGGATGCTGATCTGGTAGAGGTTCACGTCTTCGCCGGTCTGCGTATCGGGCCGAAGGCGCTTGAAGATCTGGATCGCGACGGCGTCATCGGAGCAACCGAGTTGTTGGGCGACGGTCTGGTGGAACGCCGTCTTGGCCGCTGCATCGTCGAGTACCGCAAGGTTGGCGGGCGCCATGAAACCCGAGTAGCAGGCGGCGCTTTGCCGGAACACGTCGGCCTGGCGGGCGTTGAGGGCTTCCTCGAAGATTACGGGCTCATGGACGTGCAGCCACAGCGCTCGCTGGTACTGGTTCGGGATCGCGGCGAACGCTTCCCGGGCGGCGTCATCGAAAATGTCGTCCTTGAAGCCATCGATGACGTCCTGGCCGGCGCCATCCGACAGCAGCACGATCCGTTCGGCCACTTCTTCGATCCGTTGCCGCTCACCCACCCCAAGGGCGGAGAGCACGGCCTCCATCTGCTCGCGCTGTTCCTTCTTCGGCTTCTTGGCGTCCACGTCCGGCATGGCCAGACCGAACTCGTCCACCATGAAGTCACGGAACACGGCCGGCGGCAGGTGTCCCAGGAGCTTGGTCAAATTCTCTGCATCGTTCATCTACATACCCCTCAAAAGGTTTGGATTGGCTTGGTATCAGCCCCGACCGCCCCTTTTTCTGAGTGGGGTGTGCAGACCGATGGTGTTCGGTGTACCAAACGATTGTGATTGTCTCGGAGTGGTTAGGGGTTTGTCAAGCAGGTACGAAAACGTTCGGCATAGTGGTATTATTTTCGGACTGACGCGAACACATGAGGAGATACCGGTGCCATCGCCCCTGGGGGACAAGATCCGCGCATTGCGGAAGCAGAAGAAGTTCAGCCTGGAACAGTTGGCCGAGCTGACCGACTCCAGCAAGAGCTACATCTGGGAGCTGGAGAACAAGGACGATCCGAAACCATCGGCTGACAAGATCGGCAAGATCGCCGCCGTCCTCGAGGTCACCACGGAGTTCCTGTTGACCGAGTCCACGGCGACGCCGGACGAGGCCGTGCTCGATGAGGCCTTCTTCCGCAAGTACAAAACCATGTCGGAGCCGGACAAGAAGAAGCTCCGCAAGATCCTCGATGCCTGGGAAGATGAATGACGGATGCGAAGAAGCCCATGGCCGAGGCCAACCGCATCTCGTCCATGCTCAACACGGTTCTCGGTGCGGATCGCTTTCCGGTCAAGGTTGACGAGCTGGCGCTAGAATATTCCCGCCAGTGCTTTTCAGACTCGCCGATCGACAAGGTCCAGGGCGAGGATCTCGACGGCTTCGATGGCCTGCTGAAAGCCAACAAGTCGCGGGCGAAATGGTTGGTCCTCTACAACAGCGCCACCCCGTCGGAAGGCAGAAAGCGCTTCACGATCGCGCATGAGTTCGGTCACTACATCCTTCACCGTCACCAGCAGGACCTATTCGAGTGCGGCGACGGCGACATCGAAACGGGGGACAACAACGAGCGTGACATAGAAGCAGAGGCGGATTTGTTTGCTTCGACCCTGCTGATGCCGCTGGACGACTTCCGGCGCGAGGTGGACGGGCAACCGATCAGCTTCGATTTGCTGGGCCACTGCGCCGACCGCTATGGGGTATCGCTGACGGCCGCCGCCTTGCGCTGGACCGAGATTGCACCCAAACGAGCGGTGCTCGTGGCCAGTCGCGACGATCACATGCTGTGGGCCAAGTCGAACAAGGCCGCGCTCAAGTCTGGCGCCTACTTTGCGACCCGCAAGAACACCATCGAACTGCCAAGTGATGCGCTGGCGCACAGCTACAACGTCTTTGACCTCACCGACAGCCGGACGGGGCGTGCCCAGTCCTGGTTTGCCCGTGAGCCTGCCAGCATGCCGGTTACGGAAATGACCCGAATTGCTGGCCAGTACGACTACATGCTGACCTTGCTACTGCTGCCCGAAGCCGAGTGGCAGGGAGCACGCCACGACGACGAGGAGCCGGAGGAAGACACCTACGACCGGTTCATCCGCAACGGCCAGTATCCGGTTAAAAAGTAGGCGCTACCGCGCTTCAGTTTTCGCGCCAACCCGCACCAGCCCGCACGCATCCGAAACTCCCTCATGGCGTCGGCGGCAGTCCATCCGGACAATTTCACTGCATGTGAGTTTGACCGAGAGGACCGCTACCCGTGCATCAAATCAACCATCTACCGCCCGAGCGGATGACGCCGGAGCAGCGTCGCCACGAGATCGCGTCGCTATTGGCCAACGGCCTGGCACGCCTGCGCATCAGCCGTGCAGAACAGTCCGCACACATCGCCGTAGCGAGCGAGTTTGAGCTTGGCTTCTCTGGCAACCAGCGCGTTCATACAGACCCCGTCAACAAGACAACTACGGAGTCCAAATGAGCACGTCACTTTCAACGCCGCCATCGGTGGCAGCACAAATCGCTAGGTTGCCCGAGTTGCCCATGGCAGAGATCCGGGCCCTCTGGCAGAAGTTGGTCGGCGGCGACACGCCCACCCACAACCGTCAGTTCCTCGAACGTCGGCTGGCATACCGTCTACAGGAGCTGGAGTTCCGCAAGGTCGATGCCAACCTGCTGGATCGCAATCAGCGCCGCATCGAATCCCTGGTGGAAACCGGCAAGGTCAAGAAGCGCGATCGTGATTACCGTCCGGCTGCCGGCACAATGCTGACCCGGGAATACAAAGGCGTCGAGTACCGCGTGATCGCGACCGCCGATGGCCAGTACGACTTCCAGGGCCGCATGTTCCCGAGCCTCTCAATGATCGCTCGCGAGATCACTGGTATGCGCTGGTCGGGGCCGCTGTTCTTTGGGCTCCGGCCTCCGTCCAACGCCAAGACCAAGCCATCCACCAAGAAGCGAGGTGGACGATGAGCGAAGTCTTGAAGCGCCGCATGCGCTGCGCGGTCTATACGCGCAAGTCCACCGACGAGGGTTTGGACCAGGAATACAACTCCATCGACGCCCAGCGAGAC